ATGATAATACCGAATATGCTATTAATATAGACGAACCTATAAACTTTAATATGGAGGGAAATGTAGTATTAGACTATGCATTTATAAAATGGTACATGAATGTATCACATGGTATAAATATTAATAAATCAGATACTTATGAATTGAAAGTAATGGATAACAATATAAATATTCATTCATTAACTCAGCTATCATATATAGAATTAAAAAAAGAAAAATATGAAATTACCCATAATTCAAGTGATACTGACAATTCTGAATAAAAAATATAATTTTTTAATAATAAAAACAATATATTATTAAAAGTATTTAATAAGATTTTAATTATTAACTTTAAAATGGAAGATACGAAAGTTTTAAGTAATGAGCGAGTTGTTCATTCTGAAGATCCAAAAATTTACACAATATCAAATTTTCTAACTGATGAAGAATGTGATCATTTTATTAGTATATCACAGCCTAAAATGAAAAGGTCTGTTGTAAGTGATGAAAAAAAAGGTACTGTAAGTAAAGGACGAACAGGTGAAAATTGTTGGTTGCAGCATTATACTGATGAGATTACAGGTAGAGTTGCGAATAGAATAGCAAATATAGTTGGAATGCCCGTAGAAAATGCAGAATCATACCAAGTGGTATACTATAATACAACTCAAAAATACGATCAACATTACGATGCATATCATAAAAATAATACAGACAAAAGCAAAAGGTGTTTAAGACAGGGCGGGCAACGTGTTGTAACAGCCTTATGTTATTTAAACGACGTGGAAGAAGGTGGTCATACAGCGTTTCCAAATATAAATATCAAGGTTAAACCTGAAAAAGGGAAATTAGTAATATTCCATAATTGTTATGAAGGTACAACTAATGTGCATATGAATTCATTACATGCCGGAACAGCCCCTACGAAAGGGGAAAAGTATGCTTTTAATTTATGGTTTAGAGAGCAAGCTGTTCATAAAATATATGAATATAGTCCCGATGAATTTATAAATACGGGTCCATTACCAGCATCTGAGACTAACACAACCCTTGAAAATAAAATAGATTCTTTACCTCCTACACCACCTGTAATTGAAAATAATACAATTGAATTAAATAGTAGTAATAAAGATATGAAAATAAATATAATAAGTGAATCTCCTTTTATTTCAGAAATAGAAAATGGATTAACAAGTGATGAATGTAGGTTAATCCGAGATGCATGTACAAATGGAAAGAAACAAAATCAGCTTAGAACAAGTTATTGGGTAAATAATAAAAAGGAAGAGATTAAACCGATTGTAGATAAAATTGCAAGTTTTATGAATGTAGATTCTAGTTATTTTGAAAATATGAATGTGATGCAATATCCTGAAGGTTCATGTCACGGTGATCATTTTGATGCATTTGATTTAACAACAGATAAAGGAAAGGAATTTTCTAAGTGTAGAGGCCAGAGAATATATACAGTTATCGGATTTATAAATAATAATAAAGATAAGAGTGGAGGCAATTTAAGATTTGTTAATTTTAATAATCAGATAATCCATGAAGAGGGTAAAATAGTAGTTTATAAAAATATGTTAGATGTTAGTGAAGTGCAATTTCAAAGAAATGAAAAGATGAATTATGCAATTCGCCCAGTAAAGTCTGGAGAATTACAAGTATTTTATATGTATCTAAGAGTAAAAGATGCAGCAGATGTGGAGATGCCATTATCTACTATTTTACAAATAGATAATAAATTAAAATCAGTTAATATAACTCCTAATGTATTTGAAAATAGTGTAAGTGACCAATTAACAAATAGTGATATTGAAAAACAATTACAGGCAATAAATACTCAATTGGAAATATTATCAAAACAGCCCAAACAGGTAAAAGTGCAAGAAGTAGTTAGTTCACCACCTAAAAAGAGTGATGAAGAAATTGAACGAGAAAAGGAAAAAAACGAGAATTTTCATCAAGCACTCGTAAATTTTTATGATAAAGTTGTAGTTGATAAAAAAAATGTAAAGGTTGATAATAGACGTGTAATGCCCGAGGGGTTGTTTAAATTTAGACGATGTGTTCCTGAAAAAGATCCCGCATTACTAGAATTTTTCTATACACTAAGAAACTCTGTTCCTCAAAAAGGGATTTTAAATTATGATAATTTCAAAAAGAACTTTGTTGCTGATGAATATAATCCATGTGTAGTTGAAAATGTATTTGAAGCCACCGCTCAAGCAAAGATACAGGAATATTTTCATTGGGCAATAGATAATAAAAAGTATACATTAGGCGATAGTCAGTCAAATAGATTTAAAGCTCATAATGATTTTATGACACGAATACTACATTATGAAGCATTACCTTTAATAGAACATTTAGTAAAGAAGGAATTAGTACCAACATATACATATTTGTCTTGTTATATTAGAGATTGTGAATTGCCTGCACACACAGATAGGTCAGACTGTGAGTATACAGTTTCATATATAATTGATAAACCCGATGGTGTAAATTGGAATATTAATGTTGATATGAATAAAGAACCAATAAAGAGTAAGGGAAGATATAGACAATATGTAAATGCCGACCACATAGATAATTGTAAGAAAGTTGATTGTGGGCCAGGTGGTTTAATGATGTTTAATGGAATTGACCACATACATCATAGAGAAAAGCTAGATGGTGATTTTTACTACATAATATTATTGCATTATAGAAGCAAACATTCTACTTATGCAGATACCTATAAGAAATAAAAGACAAGTAATGATCTTTTATCGATTTTACATTTTAAGTATTATATAATTTAATTGAAATTAGGATATATAATATACGTAGTAAATATATTAAAAATATATGAATAAATAAAAATAATGTCAGAATTTGTTAAGACAACAGGATTTACTTTAGCGGTATATTCTAATAAAAACAGCAGTCTATTTGACACAGCCGCCGAGAATATTATATCAAAGTATGGTGATAGAAAGGATAACGTGGGTATTATTTATGATGATTTTAATGCCAATATGGATGTTGTAAAAAGTTTCAAAAAGAAGTATAAAGATATTAAAGCTTATCATGTTGCCCCACGAAGAACAACGTTGCAAATGGACGATAAGAAGTTTATGGCAAAAAGAATGAATGGTTCAAAATATGTACCTAAGCATTATGAAAATATAGAAGATATACCCCGTGATATAAATAAGAATCAGCTTTTTTATGTAAAGAAAAGAGGGTCTTCTGGTGCAAATGGTGTACAAATATGTAGATTGGGTGATATTCCAAGAGAGATAATAAACGAATGTGTTATTCAAGAAAATAATTTCAAGCCTGATTTATTTAATGGTAAAAGATATAAGATTCGAGTGTATGTTGTATTATTTGATGGAAAGGTTTACATAAACAAAAAGTGTTGGGGTAGTGTAGCGACAATTGATTATAAAGAAGATATAACTGGCTTATCACAAGATGAATTGAAGAAAATGAATATAATTCATCAAAGTGCCGGTCGTATATGGATAAATGGAAATCAATTAACCGAATATGACGAAATATTTAAGAATTTAACAAATTCAATTGTTGATTTCAAGCATATTTACGAAGACGAAGTATCTAAAGTTGGAAGTGAAGAATTTACGATATTAGGGTTTGATTATGTAGTAGGTGCTGATAAATCAGTATGTATGATAGAAATAAATCATAGATCCAATTATTCTCATCCCGAAAAAATTACAAAGGAGGTAGATCTCCCTGTATTGGAGGATGTATTCAAATTATTAGTTCAAGAAAACACAGATGACACCGAATTTTCATTAGTCCCTGATGATTTTATTTTAGATGAAAAGCAAAAGAAGAAAAATGCCGAAGTGAAAGTACATGAAATAAAACAACGTGTAACCAATTATAAGTTAATACAAATGGAAGGCAAGGAGTATTATTATGTTGAGACTAAGAAAAAATCAGGATTAGTATATGATACAACAGAATTTAAGAAATATTTAGATAGTGACACAATTCCACTTCCCGAAAATATGGGTAGTTTAAGTGAAAAGGGAGGCAAGCATGTATTTACGCCAAAAAATTAATTTCGTTTTTTTATCTTATTAAAATTAATATTATAAATAAATGACACGCCAGAAAAGTTATTTTGATTTGTTAAAATCAATTCCTAGTCCTGAAAAAATACCTGAATTTAATATTGGGGGAAAATTAATCATATGTTTAATAGAGATGAGAATAATGGATGAAATTGAGCAGGTTATCAATGCAGCATTACGAGTATATAATTCTCAAGAAATTGGTTTCGCAATTGTTCATGGAACTCATAACGAAGCATACATAAATGAAAAATTCGGTAATTGGAAAAATATAAAACTGATTAATACGAAACATCATAATTTAGACAGAGGGGCATATTCAGCTTTATTGAAGCAACCTCAATTTTATGAAAACTTTAGTAATTGGTCTCATATGTTAGTTTATCAAACAGACGCCCTATTGGTAAGAAGAATAGACGATGTATATTTCGATTTTGATTATATTGGTGCTCCATGGACTGCCAAAAACCAATGGACAAAATATAACGCAGGCAACGGAGGATTTTCGTTGAGAAATGTAAAATCCTGTATTAAGGCATGTGAACCCCAGCGAGGTAAGGAACATGGACAAATACATAGAGGGAATGAAGATGGTTATTTTTGTGACCAAGATTGGTTTAATTATCCACCAGTAAATAGTGATTTACATAAAAATTTTGCGATGGAGAAAGTGAAATATAAAAATCCAATCGGTGTTCATCAAATATACCATAACTGGAATTTAACTAATCAAGAATATGACGATTTTATAAGTTATTGCAGAGCATCTTTGTGTGAAAAAAAAATATACCATAATGGTCCTGTAATTCGTGAATATATTCAGTCAAAGCGTAATTCGGTCAGTTCTAAACCAGATAGTCCCAAGGGATTAGTTGCTGGTAAGCTAGAACTGACAAAGCCACATAGAATCAAAACAGAAGATGTCCCTCATACTTTAGATATAAAACAGGAGATAGGTCCATTTACGGTATTATATGATAATGAGAAAAGGAATAGATGGCATATTAATTCAAAATCAGATTATGAAATATTAATGTGCTATAAAGATGATCCTGATACAGTATCAAAAACATATACTATAGATAAAGCAAATGAAGCGTGTATTCATAAGAAGGCTCCCGGTCTAAAATTTATGACAAAAGGTAATTATATATATTTAATTTTTTATCCTGGATTTCCAAATGGGGGTGAATCATGGGCAGATATTCATGCTCCAACTGGAAGACATTTTCAACATTGTACACATTTACCCAAAAATGGTGCAATTATTTTAAAGTCGAAAATTAATGATAGTATCGACGTTTCAACAGACGTATTTTCAAAAAATATGGAAGTCAAAGTAGAAGAACAAATAAAAATTAAGAGGACTGACTCTTTCAGACACATTAATGATAAAATTTTAATTTTTGATTTATACTGTGGGGTTGGATATTATAATCAATTATTTTCATTAGAGATTGCAGTATATTTAGCGGTTATATCAAAGAGATATTTAATTTTAAATGTTCGACATCCGTTGGTTGCATGTGGTAAGCCAAATAAGGATTATGGAAGTTTAATTGAATATGTAACCGATAAGTTTAAAGAAGATTTAGTTGGTTTTGAATGTAGACAATATGGAGATTGTTGTGCATTAGAAAATGAAATCAATATTCCAGCAAAAATTTCAAATTGTGCAATTATTGATAGTGAATTGGATACAAAGGAAAATGCTGCAGATATAAAAGACTTCTGTCATTGGAGACAAAAAGTATCAAGTGATGTATTTAAACCATTATATGGCGATACAAAGATAGTTTCTTTTTCTAAAAGTAATGCGTCTCGTGTATTATATAATTTCTATACTAATCAAGATAATTATAAAATTATGAATAAAATATGTAAAAATTTAGCTGAGTACGATCCTGTCATATTAGATACATTTAATGATGTATGGAAAAGAATACCTGATAAAGAATATATATCGGTTCATTTACGGTTTGGTGATTGGCATAAGGGTTTACCTGCTATAACAACATTAAATGAAACTATACAAAATAATCTTACTGGATGGTTAAATGATAATAATGGCGGTGACTTACCATTATTTATAATGACGGATAGGAAAGACAATCCATTTTTTAATGAACTAAAAAAGAAATGGAAAATATTTTTTACGGATGAATTTATGAATACAGATGATAAAAATAAACTGAACCAGAAATATAAAAATACAACTGTTGCTGAATTCTTAGTACAGAAACAAATTTGTGAAATGGGACAAATATTTATTGGTTCTCAGGGTAGTACCGTAAGTGTTCATAGTCAATATATTAATCATTTAAATAATAAGCCTCACGATTATTATAGTTTTGTAAAATCAACGGCATTTAATTCGAATACATTGGCCATGAACTTAGTAAATCCTCATAAAAAATGGGGATGGAACCGACATAATTATCCCGGTGGTCATCCTGTATCTTGGACATTATATTTCGAAGATAATGTTTTAAATTAATATTATATTAAATTAAAAAATAATATAAAAAATTGATTAATAATTTATTATATGGAGAGTAACCAACCAGAAACAATCATGCCAGATACATCTAACTTTCATTCTCTACCGGATAAATGGTGCTTATGGGCACATTTACCACATGACACCGACTGGTCAATTGCCAGTTATAAAAAGATACATACATTTCAAACCGTAGAGGATGGAATAACTCTTTGTTCAATTATTCCTGATAAAATGGTGAAAAATTGTATGTTGTTTTTGATGAAAGATGGAATTCTTCCAACGTGGGAGGACGAAAAAAATAGAAATGGCGGTTGCTTTTCATATAAAGTGCCTAATAAAAGTGTATATGAAAACTGGATAAAAATGTTTTATTTAATAATCGGAAATACACTATCTTCAAATAACGAGTTCTTAACAAAAATAAGTGGCATTACTATTTCACCTAAAAAAAGCTTTTGTATATTGAAAGTTTGGATATCAGATTGTACCATGCAAAATGCAGGTTTAATTAATACATCTGAAATTAAAGGTTTAGCTACACAGGGATGTTTGTTTAAAAAACATTTACCCGTTTATTAATTTAAATGAAAATTAATTTTAAAATAAATAATAAAAATAATTATTTTTTATTATGTATTTTATATGTACGTGAAAATAAAATCATTTTGGGATTTTATATCTGCTACAATTTTACTAAGTAATTATATTATAATATATGAAAGTTTTGATGGGAATATTGAATTGCCTCTCGGTGTTATATTAACATTAACGCTAGAAAAAATCGGAAAACTTATAACTGGTAAATGGTACCCCGCTATTTTTGCAAGACCACATGATGCATGTGATTGTTCAATATTTAATGATGGGGGGGCAGTTGGTGGTAATCCGGGGTTTCCTTCGGGACATGTCGCTATGGCATCATATTTCGCATATGTAATGGTATTTAAATATTTTGAAAATAATTATTACAATTTAACAATCGCTACATTATTTCCCATTATTATAGGTATGTCACGATATTTCAAACGATGTCATAATATATATCAAATATTCGCAGGATGGTTACTTGGTCTTGGTGTTGCACTTTTTATAAAATATATTATATATCATAAAAATAAAGAAAAAATTAAGTAGAAGGCAACGGTGCTAAGCAAAGTTTAATCTCTCCTAAAGAAGCTACATTATATTTTACTACCAAAGGTAGATCATTTTCTAGATAAACTTCTATTTGACTACACAAGTTAGTGCATTTAATAAAATATCCTAGGTTTTTTAGTGAAAATTCACCTTGAATAATTTTAGAGGCATCTTGTTTTAGTAAAAATTCCATGCTTCCGTCTGACTCTGCTCTATGAATTTCTGCTTGTGCAAATTGACCGGCACATTTGAAAATCAATTCATTTCCTACAGATTTAATCTCTAGCTTATCAGAAATACAAGACAAGTCACGAATAATCTTTTGAAAATCGGTGGATGGTAAGTTAATAATTGATGAAAATGTTACATCAGGTACTTCTAACTCTTCGGGATCAGGTTCAATTAATCGTAGTTTTTGGGTTTTGCATTGTTTAATATCGCCGTTCTCAAACTTCAATCCCAAATGTGATGTAATACCGTCCTGGTAATCGGCATTTTCAATATACAACGTTAATGTATCATCATTATCAATTGAGTTAATCAACTTAAACAAATGAAACATATTTACACCAATAATAATCTTTTCCTGTTTGCATTCATAATATTCAAAATTACTTGCTGCTAAATAAAGATGTGCTAAAATTGTATGTGATTTATCCATATTAATTATACGTATTCCATCTGGCTGAAACGAAATATTAGTTTCTAATAATATATCTTTTAATGCAGTCATTAAAGTTCTAAATGGAGAGATTTGAACCGTTTTTATCGTTAACACATTGTTAATATACTGATTTTCGTCAAAATTGCTCATTTATAGATTATTTTACGCACATTTTTTTAAATACTTATTAAAACTTATAATAATTATTTAAATTACATATCATATTGTGTTTTCAGCAATACAGTAAATGATAATTCATTCCCATTTAAATCAATTACTCTTCCGTATTCGTCTACTAATTGTATTTTCAGCTTTTGTAAATCAACCGGGCCGAAATATTTTCTTTCGGGGCTATCATTTTGAGTTTTTTTTGTTGAATTTATATTTCCAATTCGAGATAATATATTACTGTTTTGAACATAACTATTCGTTCCGTTGATAACTGTTTGATAAAAATTATTTTGGAAATCATCTACTACTAAACTGGCATAACTAACCCTAGCTATTTGAACATTATTTTTAAATATATGACTAGTTGTTACAGTAAGTGTCTCTTCTGTGTGACCCATTATCCAACCTATCTTTTGACGTAAATTTGGTAATGCATCATCATCCCCGTTCCATAATTTATTAAAGTAAAAAATTGTAGTTCCAACTCTGGCAAATTTTAGTTTATTATTTACCATAGTAAATGTGTCGAATAACACATTTAATTCCGTTTGTAATTCGGTTTCTGTATAATTACCATCTGGTACTACAACTCTTGTTAAAATTGCTCCATTATCTAAGCTATAATGGAAATAATTATTCTTTAATTTATCTGATATTTGTAAAAATCCACTAACTTCTTCTACCGTTTGTACTTGCATCGAAATTACGTTTTTTATTAAATTAGGAAAGGATATGGTAAACTCTGTTGATAATGTATTTTGATCATCTCTAAACCTGGAATCTACGTTCACTAATACTTCGGTTGTTCTTCTTTGAACTGGGTTTAAATTACCTCTGTAATACGGCTCGTCAGTATACCCTACATCACGTGCATATTGTTTCGGTTTCTGAATTAGAAAGTTCTCTCCTTGTTCTATTACATGGTTGGTTAATAAACTAGGGCTCGTGTCCAGTAATAAGTTCTTAGCAGTTAACAAAAAATCCAACGTCTTTACCTTTGTATCAGGGTCGATCTTTGTCTCTAATTCAATCTTATTTTTTAAATTGGTCATATTTTTTTCAAGTTCATCGTTGGAATATACTTTAGATCCAATATCAAATAAATCTTCTAGTTCATTTCTTTCATAATGATCTATATTTAGGTCGAACATGTATATATAAGGAAAATAAATAATTTTAAGTAATAGTTTAAATAATTTAAAAATATATTTACTAAATAATTTAATGTCAGTTGAGAAGGAAATTAACATAACCGAAAAGAAGAATGCTTGTTTGGAGAAAATTACCGAGGTATTTGATAATAATGCAGATAATGAATTTATCATTGAAAAAATTTATAACCATGTTCACGGGCTAAACTTATTTATTATAAATTTGAAAAAACAAATTGAAGAGCGGACTTTAAGAAAAGAAGAATTAACAAAACAAAAAGAAATGTTTACCAAAAACTTTTTGATTAATAACCAGTTCTTTTTTAATTCATCAAACAATAAATATTTTTATTATGATCGGATTAATTATTCAAATATAAGTGAAGACGATATTCACTTTAAATGTGTTACTGGTATTACTAACCATTACAATTTAAATGATTGGAAACAAAAAACTAAAATATCGGTATTAAAAGAAATTAAAAGCAAAAGCATTTTTAAGACAATTCCAGATACAGTTACTATACAGAATGTACATAGCAAATTAACACCATTGTTCTTTAAAACAAAAACAGAAACGAAATATTTCTTAACTATTATTGGTGATAATATTTTAAAAAAAGGATCAGATCTAAATTATTTTATTAACCCTAAATGTAAAATGTTTTTGAATGAATTGCAAGATCAAGTGAATATTTCATTCGGAAATTATAATGTCATCGATAATTTTAAAACTAAATACAAAGATCATACATTACTTAATATGCGACTTATCGAGGTTAACAATAATATTGAAAATAAAGATTTATGGGCAATCTTTATTAAAGAGTATACATTAGATTTTATATGTGTTTGCATCTATTACAGTAATCGGTATAGTTGTTCTGAGGATTTTTTACATAATGAAGCTAGGCGATCCATTAAAAATAATATATTATTTTTAAAATCTAATGACCAAAACACCGTTGTTGAAATGTTTATTAAAGATTATTTAATTATTGATCCAACTATTAAAAATGAAATTAGTTGGAAAAATATGCATTTCCTATGGAAAAAATTTATTGAAAATTTAAATATACCGAATGTTGTTTATACTAATACCTTAAAGCAAAAACTATTGCTAGAACTAGAAACGGAAAATGATTGTTTTACTGGGATAACAAGTAAATACCTGCCCAATATTGAAGAATTTTTATGTTTTTGGAATGATAATATGATATGTGAAACTAAAGATAAATTTATTGGTGAATTTGAAATTAGTGAAGTATTGCTTTTATATAACGACTATAGAATTTCAAAAAATATGGGATTTTCTGATATTGAAGAAGATTTTATTATACAAGTCATATATCATTTTATGGATAACATCGATATTGAAAAAAATAAATTTTTATTGAATGTATATTCTAAATTATGGGACAAAGAGAATGACGTTTATATATCCATACAAGAATATTTAACAACAACGGAAACATCCGATGTATATGGTGCATATGAGTATTACATCGATCAATCTCATGGAAAAAAATTTATTGTTAGCAAGGGCTTTTTTGAAAAAGGTTTTACAAATTATTTCAACGATTATTTAATATAATAAATATATATACAATCTATGGCATTTTATCAACAACCTGATATTAATTATATTATAAGTAAGAAATGCGGAGATTTGCGACAAAGGTTGGATATGTATATAAAGAGTGAACAAAATAGTAATGATGGATTAATTCGGGTCAATGAATTTACTATGGAGGATACAACGTTCTTACTAATGTGTGAATTATATTCACTATCTTCTCCTTATTTAGTAATACCGAGTGAAAAGGACATGGATATATTAATTAATAGTATATATAGTGAGATAGATTGGCTAAAATCCGAGTATACCGCAATACCTGGCCGCGGGGATTCATTATATGAGTTCCACGAAGAGTATTGTAACAACGATACAACAATATCTTTTACTAAAATTTTGATACTGAAGTCATTAGATTTTGGAGTTATGTTAGATAAGGCGATTGGTAAATCAATTAAGGCATGTGGCGAGACATGCACCGAACTAGAAGGTGACCAACGTCAAATAAAGGAAAACACTTTGAATATATTACAAAATAACTACCGGAATCAATTGGCTACAGCTTATTGGCCTCATACATATGATACCATTACTATGGACGCAGTGAATGAGTATTTAACATTATATCTAACACCAGAGGGTATGATGAATCGCCAGATTACTAAACAAGTACGTGCAGCTATTAACAAGTTTAAGCGTGATGAGGAGTCGATGCAGCAGCTACAAAATAATCAGCAGAATGAAATAATTGGTCTTCCTGTACTAAAAAAGGCTAACACAAACACAGATGCTCCAGTTGCAGATATTAATAATAAAATGGATCAGGGGGCACAAATAATGGGGCATCCTCCTCCAGTTACAGGTTTTAATTATGCTATGGATCAGGAACATACGGCGATGACACATGTTCCATCGAGTAGTAATAGCTATACGGATGCTATGGATGCAAACGTCGATTCTGACGTCGATTCTGACGTCGATTCTGACGTCGATTCTGAAACAATTTCCGAAAAGGAAAAGGATATAATCAGAAATAGTATCAATCAACTAGACAAGATTAATGAAGGTGCAACACTTTCTCCAATTGAGGAATTAAAAGCAAATTATAAATCATATAATGATGCTGAGTTAAATATATTAGATATAGGCGATGAAGAAAACTCTTTGTTTCATTCTGTAATTTGTGCTAATTCTACGAATCAAGTATTGACAACTTTTGATGATAGTGGTCAAGTAAATCACCATAATAGAGTTATCGGTTTGCGAAATGAAATAGGAAAACAATTAAATGAATTGATTACAGCAGCAGATACAGCAAATACAAAATTTACTGATATATTTAAGGATACATCATTTGATAAAACCGCATTTTTTGAATGTATATATGATGTAAATTCTTCTGAATTTACAGAAAAATATGGGTATAATATTAATCATGGATTTAACGCTGAAAATTTGAGTGCAACAAGAGAAAAAATACAACAATATATAAGTAAAATAAAAGATATATATTGCGGCGATTCATTAACAATACAGTTATTATGTATTATATTGAAAATAAATATCAGTATATTAGCAGGTATAAAAGTTCCAACGATCACACAATATAATAGTCCAGTATCTTTAGTCCAATCATCATCATCATCCGCAATACCAGCATTCACAGAACTCGTCTCTATTAACACTACACATACAATAATACAGTATAAATTAATAGATAATAAGTCATTATATAAAACCTATTATGATGAGCATGTAAAACACTATGGAATAAGCAATGATAAGTATGGAGGAACATTAGGAAAAGAATATGTAAAAGAAATATATAATTTATCAGATAAAAAAGAATATGATAGTAATGATAGTGAATGGAAATCTGTTACTATTAACAGTGTTTTGGATAATGACATGTATGATATAACATTAGGTGAAGCAGGAAGACAACAGGTTCCAGGGTCATTATTAAAAAAATTACATGGAGATGATGATGCCGATATGAGAGATGAAAGCAGTTTAAACTCATTATTACAAACAGAATACACAGCAGGTGAGTCTGGTATTTTTATTCTAGTTAAAAATAATTACCAAATCGATCAAGATTTGGTATTAGTTAGTCAAACTATCGGTCATGAAATACATGATACATATGAAGTTACGGAGAAAAATAAAGAAGATATAGCTGCAACGTTCATACACAGTAGTCCACTCCCACACCAAACCGAGCCTCCTATGTCTGATATGAAAGGTACAAGTTATTCACCCGAACCTTTATCAGTCGGTCACACAGCCGCCTTCACAGGTGTATCGACATTAACGCATAATACACATTTGCAGATGGGGACCCCCATTGTTGATCAAAAAATACTTCTAAAAACATATGAAATTGAATTTGGTGGCCGTCAAGAATTAGCAGACTATCAATTACGCCCCCCTCAGTCTGATGCAGATGAATCTGAACCGACCAACGCAGATAAAGGAATATTTGATAGTTATTATCAACTAGATAATAATAATGCTGCTGATCTCCCGTATAAATGTATTGCAGAATTAACGAAAATTGATGAATTACGTCAAGAAATAACAGCAGCGGAGGATATTGGTCAGTTTGAAGAAAAAATAACAACTTTTAGTGAAAGTATTGCAAATGAGAATGATCCAATTCCAGATCCAAAGTTTGCTATAGGCAATAATGTACGTATGATATCCAACCACAATGTTGTTGCTATTATAAAAGATATGATATATTTAAAAGATAAAGAAACCTGGGGATATGCACCATTCCCCGAAGATGGGAAATTTAGAGTTGAACATAAACTTGAATTAGTACCCGACGAAACAAAAATGGATATACCACCCCCGGCGGCAGAGGCAGCATCATCATCAGTACGCCCACTACCGGCAGCATCATCATCATCAGTACGCCCAC